GAGGTTATCTCTACTTTTTCTAAGACAGCAACCTTAGCTCAAGCCACCCCTAATACAAGCAAATACACTTTACCTTCAGACTACTATCTTTTAAATGTTGTTCAGTACAACACAGTCGGAGTGGGACAACCAGGCGTAGAGATAGAGAAGGTAGAAGAGAATAAGATAAGAAGCTTAATAGCAACAAACCTATTAGCTCCCACTACTGCTTTTCCGGTATATGTTCAGAGAGGTAATATTATAGAGGTGTACCCTACAACTATTAATGGAGCCACCAATGTAGACTCTTACTATATTAGAAACCCTTTAGACCCCAAGTGGACATGGTCTACACTAAGCTCAGGTGAGCCTGTATTTAATCAGTCCGCGGCAGACTATCAAGACTTTGAGTTGCCAGTTACAGATGAGCCTAATTTAGTAATGAGAATTTTAGAGTATGCGGGGGTTTCAATAAGAGAAGGTGATGTTGTACGCTTTGCAGATAGTGAATTAACACAAGAATCTCAATCAGAAAAATAAGATATGGCATATTTAACTCAGTTTCAATATTACACAAACGGAGCCAATCCCGCAGAAAACACAAATTGGGGATCTTATCAGTACACTAGCCTGTCTGATATTGTAAATAATTTTATGGCGATATACGCGGGCAATAATGAGTTGGTAAACAATGCAGAGAGATATCAAGTCTTGTTTCATGCCAAGCGAGCTATTCAAGAACTAAACTATGATGCGTTCAAAGAGATTAAGGCTCTAGAATTAAGCGTAGACAATGAATTAAGATTTGTCTTGCCATCTGACTATGTGAACTGGGTAAGAGTGTCTCTATATAGAGATGGGGTTATCTTTCCTCTTACTGAAAACATTCAGATAAACTCTACAAGCGCATACCTTCAAGATAACGAGAGTAGAATATTGTTTGATGAGAATGGTAACATTTTAAAACCTGAATACTCTAATCTAGATTTAGACAGAATAAAGGGAACCAAGAAAAGCATATATCTAAACGAAAACAATCCTAACTTTAATGGCAAGGAAGGATGGTGTTGTGATGGCTCTTGGTATTTTGAATACAATATTGGAGCTAGGTTTGGACTAAACACCGAGACTGCAAACGCCAACCCTACTTTTAGGATAGACAAAAAAGCTGGAGTTATAAACTTTAGTTCTGGTATGCTAGATAAAATTGCCATACTTGAGTATGTATCCGATGGCATGGAGGGTGGAGACATTGCCTCTATTAGCGTAAATAAACTTTTTGAGGAGTATGTATACGCTTACGTTAAATACGCCATCTTAACGTCTAAATTAAATGTACAAGAGTATATTGTAAACAGAGCTAGAAAAGAAAAATCAGCATTACTGCGAAACGCTAAAATAAGAATCAGTAACATTCACCCTGGTCGATTGCTAATGAATTTACGTGGTCAAGATAAGTGGATTAAGTAATATGGACATAAAGACAAACTTTATAGAGGGGCGCATGAATAAAAGCGTCGATGAAAGAATACTCCCAATGGGAGAGTATCGTGACGCATTAAATATAAGGTTAGGCTCAACTGAAGGAACTACAATTGGAGCTGTAGAAAACACAAAGGGAAATACTAAGATAACCACACTAGAGTATAACGGAAGCAGCTTAAGTACAAACGCTGTCTGTATTGGCGCTTATGAGGACGGAACGCAAGAGACTTTATATTGGTTTGTACATGACCCTACTAGGGGTGTAGACATGGTTGTGTCGTATAACACCAACATTCAAGCCCTCAATTATCACTTAATATCTACATCTGTTTTAAACTTTGACCCTAAGTTTTTAATAACAGGGGTAGATTTAATAGATAACTTCTTGTTTTTTACGGATGACTTAAATCCACCAAGGGTTATTGATGTAAACAGACAATACTCTACCTCTTTTACTGAAGCAGAGATTAGTGTATTAAAACCAGCCCCCACTAGCTCTCCAACATTTACACTAAAGAGTGTAAGTGGATCAGATGATTTTATGGAGACAAACTTTATTTCTTTTGCGTATCGATATAAGTATGAGAATCTGCAGTACAGTGCACTATCTCAGTTTTCAGAAGCGGCATTCTGTCCGCTCCCATACAATGTATCATTAGAAATGTACTCAAATGTTGGTATGCGAAATGCTTTTAACGCTGCCGATGTTTCTTTTAACACGGGAGGTTCTGACGTTATAGGCATAGACTTATGTTTTAAGGTGAGCAATACAAACGTAGTTAATGTAATTCAAAAATTTAACAAAGAAGAGGAAGGGTGGCCAGACAATACAACTCAAACGGTTGATTTTTCTAATAACAAGATTTTTACTACTTTGTCCGCTGACGAGCTCTTGCGATTATTTGACAATGTACCTTTAAAAGCAAAGGCTCAGACAGTTATGAGTAATCGTATTTTTTATGGAAACTATGTTGAGGGGTATGATATAACAAATCCAAATGGAGAGCCGTTGCTTATAAACTATACAACTGAAGTAGTTAGCGAGTCAGCAATAAGTACAGATGAAATTTTATCTTCTGTTCAAAATGGCGCTACATCCTATAATGATGGATTTACTAGTCCTACTTTTACAGTAGCTAACTCTGCAGCTCAGCTTGATTTTACAAATGCAAGCTTACAAACTGGAGATATAGTCACAATAGAGCTTGGTTTTAAATTTAAACAACAAACTAGTAGTCAATCAAATTATCCTACACTTACATTTAACACTTTTAGGACTTCTATAAATATAACCGTAGATGCTAACTATGCTAACATACAAGCGTGGATTGCCGCAGGAACCACGTTTCAAGCAGCTCTTGGTAGTACAACAATGCAGAATACCGCTAACCTGTGTCAAGGATTAACTTTCGGAGATAAGTTTGGTTGTGCAATGCCTAATCCTCTTGATGACGTTCAAGGAGTTATAACGCCATGGAATAAAAACGGAACTTTTATTGGAACGGCTCCCAACGGAAGTGGAACCAATAATCAATCTTTTGGAATTACTGTTGTTAATGCTAATGTAATTCAACTTCAAGTTCCTGCGATGATGTATACTCTTGAAGGAGATAGTAGTAAAAAAATTGCCTTCTATTCTGAAATTGTAGACCCTGTTGTTGGTTATATAAAAAGCGATTTTAATCAAACACTTCATAGCAATAGAGACTATCAGCTAGGAATAGTGTATATGGATGCACAAGGGAGAAACTCTACTGTTCTAACCTCTGAGACAAATAATCAGTTTATCCCTGTGCGCTTATCAGAAACTAGAAATTTTCTCAAGGCTACAATAAACAACCTTGCACCACCATGGGCATCTAGATATAAGTTTGCACTGCAAGTCTCTCAAGGTGATTTTGAAACTATTTACATACGAAGAACTAAAATCGAAAACGGAACAGGTGGAGATACCGCTATATACCTCCCCTTGGAGGGTGAGAATCAAACAAAATTCAATAAGGGAGATACCTTAATATGTAAGGTAGATGGATTGGGGCCCTTAAATAACCTTGTAGAAATTGAAGTTTTAGATATACTCACATCAGATGGAAATGCGCTTTCAGATTCTGGTTTGTTTGCTAAAGTTGAGGCGCAAGGAAGTTTTAGTATTACGGGAACTGTTGATTTCTTAGTATTTGAGACAGTAGCGCCTAGAGTCGCAGAAGGTATTTTTTATGAAGGCTCTCAAAGTTTTTCTATTACAAATAGGTTTCATTCTGGGAATGTTCAAACGCAAACAGGATCTCAACCAGCCATTATTAATCTAGACTTTTTTAACGCATATACATTTGGCAATGGTGTAGAGGGGTATAAGATTGAAGACTTAATAACTGGAGACCCATTAGCTATAGGAAGCCGAGTCAATGGCGTAAGCGCGGAGGGTTATAATCAAAAAAGAAATGACTCTAGCTTGACATATAGCGGAGTGTATGAGCCAACGACAAACGTAAACAACTTAAATGAGTTTAATCTATCCCTTGTTAATTTTAAAGACTTAGATCAAAACTTTGGATCGATTCAAAAGCTTCACTCTAGGGCAACAGACATTTTAGTTCTTCAAGAGGATAAAATAAGCTATGTTCTAGCATCTAAAAATGTTTTGAGCTCTCCAGGGTCTGGTGGAGTTATAAGCTCTATTCCTGAAGTTATTGGGAATCAGATTGCAAGAATTGAAGAGTATGGTATTAGTTTAAATCCAGAGAGTTTTACTGCCTATGGCTTTGATCGTTACTTTACAGATGCTAAGAGAGGTGCAGTCTTAAAATTAACAGGTGCGGGTACTAACGAAAAACTAGAGGTAATATCCAACTATGGTATGCGTTCTTGGTTTAGGGATAGGTTTATTGAGTCTTTTGATGGGCAAAAACTAGGTGGCTATGACCCTTATATGAATGAGTATGTATTGTCTGTAAAAGACAATGAGGTTGATATGCCTGAAACAATTATTCCTTGTGGAGCACAAATTAATGCAAATGATTCGGTCATTAGAGAGTTTACTGTAGATTTTGGAAATGTGGGCGCAAGTGGTAATACCTCTGTTTTAACATACACGATTGGAGTAATTGAAAGCAATATAACTTTTACTGTAATATACAATGGTGTCACTACCACTAGTGGAGCCGTTACGTCTAGCGGAACACTATCAGTACCCAAGACAACTAAGTACCCAACACAAGCGGTTGTTAAGATTATTCCTGCGGGAAATACTGAGTATGAACTAACAATAGGATGTGTATCATGAGTGATTATACTATAACATATAGCGAGTCAGTTAAAGGGTTTCCCTCTTTTTATTCTTATATACCTGAGTATATAATTGGAATGAATAGTTATTTGTACACGTTCAATCAAGGCAATCTGTATAGGCACAACACAAACCTAGCCAGAAATAACTTTTACGGAAATGCCTTTTCGTCTACGTTGACTAGTGTTTTTAACGTAAATCCAACCGAGTCTAAAAGATTTAAAACTTTATCTTTAGAAGCGGATAACCCATGGGGGGCTACCTTTAAAACAAACTTAGAGACTGGGGCTATAAACTCAGCTTGGTATGACTC